GATGAAGGCTACACAGGCATCACTTAATGAGTTCCACGAGAAGCGAGCAATCGTTCTTGCAGAGAACCCTGATGCTACACCGCGTCAGGTCCGCGATATTATCGCAGAACTTGGCGATTAAATCTGGGACGTTGACCGCGACATTGAGTCGTGATTATCAACTCTGGTTTTGTAACCACCCTGAAACATCCCTCGGCCTCCCTGCTGACCTCCGGGTTAGTTGGGGAGGTCGGCCCTTTTTGTAACCACTTTTGGTTTTGTAACTACAATAAATATTGTAAAAAAACACTAAAAGTTACAAAAATGAATGTTTTTGTAACCAACTACAAAATCGACACCCTTAAGTAGTGATACCCTATCCTCAGTATATGAGCCGACACCCGAAGCGCATCCCCTTAGTGGAGTATGATGTTATTGTAACCGAACGAATTGGTTGGAGAGACAGTGAAAATAAATCAAAAGGAAAAGTAACATACATTGACGTTGCCTACGAAAACAAGAGAGTCATTGGTTTTGTAACCGTTGACAAGGAAGGAAATGAATTAGAGGTGGTGCGACGATGAATTGTTTAGTGTGCGATTGTAAGTTACCTAAGAATTGGAGCGAGAAGTTTTGCAGCATCGGATGTTTGTCAATTGAAGAAATGTGCGCGGAGTTTGATGATTGAGATTTTGTAACCAAAAATTAGTTACAAAAACAATTACAACAAATAGGTGGTTACAAAAATAAATGGTTTTGTAACCATGTCAATACCAAAGTCGCGGTTACAAAAAGTGGGTGGTTACAAAAACGCTAATTCAAAACAATTATATACCCCCACCCCCTCCCTTAGATTAGTGGAGGAAGAGGAAGGCACGGCCACCGGCGTAACACTCAGAGCAAGCGAGAAGATGCGCCGGAAGAACAGTCAGTAAGAAGCAGCGAATCAGAGTCCCACCCCCCGAAGGTAATAGCGAACGTCTAAGGCTTGCACAAGACAACGAGAAAAGCCGCCGGGGGGAAAACTCCTTTTTGTAACCGTTTTTTTGTAACCGTTTTGTTTTTGTAACCACCTTTTTTTTTTCTCTCTTTTTGTAACCACGATTGTTATTCCTATGGTTACAAAACCAATTGTTTTTGTAACCAAGTTAAAAATCGACAGCCTTAAGTAGGCACACCCCCTCCGAGTAACATGGCTTTTGAAGCGATTGTGAGGAATGAACAAATGAAGCGAACGATGAAATTGTGTTTCGGCACTGGTTTTGTAACCTTCAAAGAAGGTGACAGCAACCCTGTCAGGATTAGTTTTGTAACCGATTCTGTGATGTGGGAATTGTTTAAGATGGCCCGTGAAGCGAACTACACAGCGGAGATGGTCGCATGAGTTTTGTAACCATCTCTATCCCTGATTTTTTGTAACTCTCTTTTTGTAACCATCTCTCTCTATCCCTCTTTTTGTAACCATCTCTCTATCCCTGTTTTTGTAACCACCTCTCTTTCTCTCTCTCTCTTTTTGTAACCATGTGTTTTTGTAACCAAATCGCTCGGCGTGTTTTTGTAACCATGATATTTTGGCCTGAACTGTTTCGCGTATGTGAGTCATGCGATTTCGTGCCGTGGTTACAAAAACCACAGCGAACCCAAAATCGGCCCGGAAGGGTCGAAAACGGTTACAAAACGACCGACTATTCATATACCGGCATCCTGTCCGTGAGGGTATGTCATACGACATTGGAACACAACTTGAGAACGAAAACCCGCAGACAGCGGCCCGCTTATCGGCCCTTGTCGCGGTTGTATGGACCCTATCCTTTGGGTTCATTCAGTCCGTAGTGAAGGCAACCGGAGTCCCGGCCCTTACTCGCTACGACGACCGACGAAAGACCGCGCGGAGTGCTGACGCAATCCGCGAGTCGCTGGCCCACCTATGGGACATCATGGAGATGAACACAGCCCCTCATTCAATGGGCTTCCTCCCTGCGTCCCTCGTTGGACACGAGAAGGTTAAGCCGATTGGTTCCCGATTGCAGAACGCAGAAATTGACGTTGCACTTCGGACCTATGCCCTGAATCCCAAGGGTGTCGGCTACTCCGTCAACGTCCTACAATCAGGGAAGGTCAAGCACCTCGTCAAGTGGGCCGCTGTATGGCCTAAGTGGATACGCGCCGTATTCGCTGCCGGTGGCCACAATCCACGCAGCAAGCGCACCGCTGACGAAGCCAAGAAAAACAGCAAGGGCGGAGTGCATGATGGCCTTCGGTTCTACTGTAACCGCTGCAACTCATGGAAGGACAACGACGGAGACGTTACCTCAGATTACGGTCCTGTATGCTGTGATGATGTCACAGTTCGTGCAATCCGAGAAGGCGAGCAGTCCGACAAGTATGAGGCTAAGGTGCGTATTCCTTGCATCCATCAAAAGCACTGGAACATGAACAGCGTCACCCTCAAGGGTAACAGCAACGACAGCGGCGACATTATCGCAGCGGACCCATTCGACAACGTGCGTTCATTCCCGAACTACAACGTCGGCCGGTTGGTCCGCAACTTGAAACTAGGCTCCGGTCGATTCACTCACCGCATCATGGCTACCCTCATGGTTCAAAATGAGGGATACGTCGATGAATCCCGCTGGTTGGTTTGGGTTGCAGTCCCATGCTCCAAAATTGGATTAGACATCAAACACCCCAAGGCTCGCAAACTCAGCGGACTGAGCATCAATGAATGCAATACCATGCTTCGCATTCACAACCAATTGAAGAACCGTGATGCGATTATCAACGCAGAGTGGTCAACCATCTCGGGCTCAAAACCCGCAGACAGAAAGGCAATCAAAGCCATGCTTTGAGAACCTGAATCCGGGGGGTGGCTTCGGCCACCCCCCACCTTTTTTTTGTCTGGCATCAGAGTCAATGCCGGACTTGCCGTTTCCTGCCCGATTAAGGCACATTAGAGGCCGTTCATCTATTCATAGGTAGGTAGGTCGCCCAGCATCAAAAACGTGGCTCTGAGGGCGATTCTACGCACTCTTTACGGTTGGTATCTCTCAGCCTCCAAAAATAACATTTTTAGTCGCCGCCACCATAGCCCAGCACCTCACAATTTTTTTTACAAAATTTTTCAAAACGAGTATATATTACCTCGTTCTTCTGGCTACTCCGCCGACACCGCCGCTATACGTTCTATTCAGCCCTTCTGCACTTCCGCCAATCCATTCGCCGCCGGTCAAACTGCCCATAACCACAGGCATTGGGTTGTTAGGAATCTGCAACTGGTCAACGGCGTGTGCGAACGCCATAACTGCGTCGTTGTGTTTGCCCAAGTCCACAATCAGTCCATCTCTCCACGCATGGGTTTCTAACTCGGCCAGCAAAATCTCAACGGTGCGTCGTGTGCTGTCGTCGCCATAGGGGAATATCAACTTCTCGCGCTCAAACCACACCCGCAATCTATTCATCAAGCCCTGCTTCAAAGTCCGATTACTAACCCGACTTTTACGATAGTCCACAACTGCGCCCTTTTGCGCCAACAAACTTGCATACAACTGTTGAAAGCCTACATCCTCAGCAGCAAGGGGTGGATTACCATACGCCTTAAGCAACTCAATCAGCACATCAGCCTGTCTATCTGGTGGGAAATCATTACGACGCCACAAATTGACCAAGTGAACAAAGCCCTCTGAGTCCTGACGCACCACCGCAATCACAGAATAGTCCTTACCCAAGCCATGAGATGGGTCAAACCCAATTACATACCGTGAGTCGTCGTGCAACTTTTCTGCCTCAATAACCCCATCCATGTTTAGATTCTTACGAACCAACATGCGAGGATATACTGCTGCCTCATCGTCAACCACCCTACACAAATATTCTTGAATAAAGGACAACTCACCCATCGCTTGCTTCTGCTCCATTAAAAAATCAATCGGTCGATACTCAGGCCACAATTCTTGCGGAGAATTATTTTCAGGGTCTTCTTTGTATGCGTCCCAATTTTCTATGGCACTCCACACGCCACTCTTCCAGACCTCGCTTTCCAGCATCTCTGTGTGATACAAATCGTTCATACTCATAGGTGTGCCGACAACATAGATGCTTGTGCCGGGACTGAGCATAGGCGTGACCTTTTTACGGAACCATTCGCGGACAACATTCATGTTCATGTCGCCCATATCGTCCAGAACGTCATCAAAAGCGATAGCAGCAGGATGCTCACCACGAATAGCGGACCCGACACTGGTTGCGCGAATCCACGCACCGTTTGTCAGCCGCAACTCTAACTTGTTACCGCGCCGTGGGTCAATATACCGCGACAATTCAGGATGCCGCTTCAAGTCCTCACGAATCTCTTCAAGCCTTCTAACTGCCAAGTCCTTACTGGCCGAGAACAACCAAATGGTGAACGGTTTTCCGCGCCACTTCTCAAAAAGACATTGGTGCAGCAACTTTACCCGTAGAGTAGTGGACTTAGAATGGTCACGAGGTGCGATGACACAAACGCGATGAACTTGTGCGCCTTTACGTTCGCCGTATAGGTCCATCCACTCGCCAATATGCTTACCCCACGTATATCCGAGCCATTTGTAAAAATACTCAATATCCGTTTTACTACGGGCCATCGCAAAAACAGAATTACCCACCACACTACATCACCTCGGGCCAAGAGCCTTAGCACCACAATGAGGACATATCCTCTTTAATGCCTTACTTCTCAACATACGGTTAGTAGCCCAACCACAGGCGCGACATTGAGCCGCTTCCCATTCAACGCTCATCTTACCACCCGCATGTAACCACAGTATGTGCGAACACCTTCAACATAAACAATACATTTAGTAGCGCAGCACATCTTTTCTTTACCACACTCGTTGCACTTACGCAACTTTCGCATCTTATTCTTCGCCATTTTCCATCACCGGCGCATACAAACTGCCCACTAAGCCTTGTTCACAGTCAATAATGTGAGCGCACAGGCCGGGGCGTGAACGATACCCGTGTCTTGCGTGATACCTGTCGGTTCCTGAAAGAGATGGCAACTGCACAACAAATGCGCCGTCCTTCTCGACCAAAGACCGATGGTGCAAGTGACCGTGGAACCAAACGTGATTTTCACACATGCCCCACTCCTTGCGCTTTTCCTGACTCATAAGAGAAGGAAGCCTTGCTGGTTTGATGGAATCGCCATGCGTAAAGCCCAGTAGATTCTCGCGCCACACCACATACTGGCGTGTGCCAGCGTTGATAACCACTTCTACATCCTCAGCATTCTCATATACGGCACTCAGATACATCATAAGTGCTATACTGGTCATACGGTCGTGATTACCCGGCATGAAAACAACCTGCACAGGAGCGACAGCGCGTAGCATTTCAATGTGTTCACGAGCCATTTCGCAACCACTCATTACAATCTGACCGGGAGAGCCAGCCACATCTTGTTGAGTCCCGCGTGTAGTAGTAGCAGCA